AGCCCATTCGTCGTCAACTAAAATTGCGTTCTGCCACGGTTGGCATAACGGACAGCAAGAATAATGCGCAGATATTTGCACCAAGTAATAGCCGGCTTCACGAGCTGCAATGCTCTCGCCCAATAGTAACGCCTGCTGACTGCTCTCGCGTGCCACGGTCTCCGCATAACTGACTAACGAAATTTGCCGCCCGTCCACCGTTGTCTTTCCGGGCAGCCCTGTTTCAAACTGCGGCACAACATATCTGTCATATGCCTGTCGGAACGTCATATCCGAATGGGACATGGCGTCACCGCACATCAAGACAATGCTTGACGTCATACCGGCTACGGCTCCGACTACGGCCAGTCCCAATGCTTTTAACAGGCTGCCGTTTGCTAGCCGAACGGTTTCTTGGCCGCGCGCCTCGTCTGTCAATTCCGCTTTTTCTACAGTTCGCCCCGTTTGTACGGCGCCGTTTCTTTTACCGACCGCAAAACCGTTCTTCAGAGAATTATTAAGACCGTCGAACAAATCCGTACGCGCAGCTTGGAATAAGGAGATCGCGCCTGCTTGTATCCCTGCGGTTTTCGCCAAGAGTTCCGTACGGGTACGCTCTCGATTCAGTGCACGCATGGGAACGTCTTCAATACCGGCAAATGTGCCTTTAATCAACGACAAGATTTCCGTTTCAATATCGCTCATCTGCGTTCCGATTGCATACCCGTTACTCAAACCACTGTCGTCGAAATTCTCACGTGTAACGCCGTCTATTTCTATCACGTCACACCACCGTTCGATCCGTAGCCGGCAAGCTGCGCCAACAATGCGTTGCTTGCTTCGCTCGTCGCTTCATTGGTTGCCGCTTCGTTCTCCGCTTTTGCATCGTCTACGAACGAAAACTGTTTCGTAAGCGTTTCATTGGAAACAAGCGGTTTCCCGTACAACATTGATACGATCTGCGCCGTTTCGAGATCGTTGCTAGGCGCAGTATGTTTGAAGTCGATATATACGTCTCCGACGTCTAACGCCTCGCTACGCCCGCGCAGCACGTAAAAATGATTGTACATTTTTAAGCGACGTTTCAGAGCATACTCAAATTCGCCCTCTGTATCCTTGACAACCGGTTCTAATCCTAAGAACAGTTGCATCTTCAGGGCAACGCCGGACAGTGCTGTAAAGTACTCCGTTTGCGTAGGGTCAGGCACACCGGACAGTTTGAATATTGCTTTCCAAATTCGTTCGATGAACAGCTCGGTAGATTGTAGATTAAGCGGGTTTGACAGCATTTTGACATCAACATGTTGATCTGGATATTGCGTATCGTCGTTTATCTCCAAGATACCAAGTTGTCGCATTGCATCACGTACTTTCGCTTTCTCCTCGACCGTTCCGCCTGACAGCTTCGTATTGATAAACACCATAAGCGCGTCAACGGTTCGCTTAATATCAAATCGTTCGTCTGTCGCAATCCCGTTTAGCGCGTCAATCAGCGGCGCCACGTCCTCATAGTCACCCTTTCCGTCCCCGTTATTCAAATACATGGTTATGGGGACTCTCCCCATAAAATGCTTCACACGCGACACTTCTTTCCAGTCTGCCGACTTCTTTAAGCTCCGTGTTTCGTATTCGATAACAACATCCACGGTATAAACGCGCACCGCGAATGTTCCGCTTTCCTTTTTTACATAGTGTACTGCATACAGGCTGTTACGCTCAATTCCATAGTCAAACACGACACAGGTTTCTTTAACCGGTAATTGCACAGTTTTTGGTGTCAGCGTTTTGGCATCGTAAAAGCATAACTCATAGGCGAAACCCGTTTTCCCGCATTGTCTCTTCAGCTCCTTATCCAAACGAACCTTGCTTTGCCTTCTATAGAGATGCGTCGCCGCATCGAGCAATTCATCGGTTCCGCCCGGCGCTTCCTTATCTGCATAGTACCGCGGTTGGCTTCCTATCATGTAATTGCACAGAATTGTGGTTATGTAACGCGCAATCGGAAATCGCAGCTTTTCAATACGTTGGGTATCCAAACCGCGCTTATACAAATTGTACGCACACGAATCATCCACGTAGTTATCGTACAGTTTCGTCAGGCCGTCTATTTTTTCGCTGTAAAGACGTTCATACTTATTGAGCGCCGAAACAACGTCTTTCGGGGTCGGTTCCGTTGTAATGTCTTGCCTTACAAATTCCATATTGTTCTCCTATAAAACGCCGACGCGCGGCGCATTACTTTGTTGTGCTTTCCAGTTTAAGTATTGCGTCGTCATATCGACCAGGTCGTCATGTGCCCCGTTCGGAAACGAAACAAGTTCTTCTATGTAGTCGTCACCTGCCGCACCCAACGGCACATACACATTGCCCGCCTCAAACATGGGGGATACTGCCTGCGCACGGCCTTGCTTGCTGTCATGCGGAGTGATAGGAATGATTCCATGAATCTTTTGACGTAGCACAGACATGACCGCTGGCCCGTTTGCCTTATCCTCTATCAGCTTTGCAACTGCTTGCGGATACGCCGCTGTAATTCTCTGAATCTTGGCAAGCGTAGCCGTAAAATCAAGCCGTTCCTTAATAATTGCCACGAGATAGTGATCCGCGCCGCAACGTGCCCAAACACCACCCGCAACGAAGTCGCTTTGCTTGCTATCCTTAAATGCCAAATCCCATGACTGCGTCCAGTCGCTTATGCGGTCAGGCAGTTTATCATAACGCTTTATCCACTCGCGCTTTATTATTCCGCCGGATGCAGGACTCGGTCGGCCTTGATATAATGCGTTCCATGTTCGACTTCCGACCTCTAACTTAGTCTTTTCAATCCATGCCTTGTCCTTGCCGAGTTGCGGGCACAGCGGGTCGCCCACCGAACGGCCAAGCAGATCATTTTCGCTCTCACATTCTGCCGGCAAGCACACGACTTCCCAACCACCTTGCTTAATCAAACGACCGGCTATGTCGTCTTCGTGCCAGCGTGTCATAATCAGTATGACAGCTGCATCGCCCTCTAGTCTTGTCATTAGCGTGTCTTGCCATTCCTGCCAAATCTTTTCACGCATTAGCGCGCTTTCTGCCTCTTGCCTATTCTTGACCGGATCGTCGACAATCAGCAAATTTGCGCCGCTACCAACAATGCCGCCCATAATCGGCGCTGACAAGACATAACCGCTATGATTTTCCAGTGACCAGTTTGTACCCGAGCTGCTTCCGAATCGTATTTCTACCCCGAATAAGTCTAATCCGAATTCCTCTATCTTGCGCCTGTTTGATAATCCGAATCTTGTCGCCAGCGTATCATCGCGTGATGTAAGAATAACTTTTCGATCCGGAAACTTGGAAATGTAATAGCTAGGGAATGTTTCGCTTACCGTTTGACTTTTTCCGTGCCGCGGCGGCATGGATATAATCAACCGCTTAACTTTGCCTCGCATAACGCCCTCAAGCTTTTCACATAACAGCCTGTGTACCGGATACGGTTGCCACTTACCACGATGGACATATTCGCAGTAATCCGCGTAATTGCGTCTGGCAAGTTCCTTGCGAGCCTCAACCGCTATCTGTTGCCGTTGTTTTTCCGTTAGTTTTAGCAAGTGCTCTCAACTCCTCTTCCGAAAGTCCGCCAAAAGGATTCCCGCGTATTTCGCCTTGCAGATTAACATCCGTTTTATCCGTCCACTTGAAATTGTTTTTCAGACTGAAGATTGACACAGACGAGTTAATCAGTCCTATTTCGGCAAGCTCTTCAAGATTATTTTCTATTCGCATTTTTGCTCTTTTTACCGTGTCAGAAAAACGTGGATTGGTTTCATATTCACATAGTGTTGTCCGCGTTATTCCAAGCCATATACATAGCCCTGATACGGTATACAGTCTGATACCGTCTTTTATTTCTCGGCCTCCGATCTCGAAGTACTCTTCTGTCTTTTGTTGCAACTGTTCGGGGGTCAATTTAGTCTTTCCTTTTGCTCTTGGCATATGTCCTCCTTTTCTCCCACGTAAAAAGCGCCCATCAGATGACAGACGCTTTTTAGAGGAAGAAGATAGTCGAAAGCGGGAATCTTTCGACGATACTAGTTTAGCATATTTAATACCGCCATGAACCGCCAATATTTAGGGAAACATATTTCTCAATGTAAGATATCTATCTACGCCCGCAGCATTACATAACTCGTCAAGTAAATCAATTCGATGTCTTAGGTCGCTACTTGATTCTATACTTGTACTGCATATGATTCTATCTTTTGTAAACGGTGATGCTCGCAAATGTCCCATATTAGTATTTAGTGTTTTTCCTTTTGCTTTCAAAAGATTGATAAAGATTCTATATCCGCCAGTATAATTAAATATTGCTTTCAAAAAGTCCAGAATGCCTATAATAATTCTATCATAATAAAAACAAATTTGAGCATCTATTTTATCGTCTGTATCCAGTGTCCAATCATAGCAGAAATATACTTCTCCGTTTTTGCATGTCAAACATTCAATTCCTTTCCACTCATCCAATAATTTGATACCATTCTGTACAATGCGGCATGTATCTACGCTTA